CTTTTTAACGGAGGACTTAGCAAGTTGCTGACGAAGGATAAGAACCTCACGGAGGTGTTCAGGGGCTGTTTTGAGAAGCTCTGCAACCGTCTTTTTACCAAGGGTTTCGGTTTGAAGTCCGTTGTCGGAAAGCCAGTCCTTCATCTGCGAGACAGAGTTGGGGTTGTCAAGTGAGGTCAGAGACTTTATAGCAGAGGACAGTTCGTCACCGGACACACCGTCCATAGCGATAGCTTCACGTACAAGTGTCATATCAAGGGAAACCCCGGTGTCGTTAATCTGCTGGTCAATGTGGTATTCATCCCAAAGATACTCCGGTACTGGAAACTTCGAAAGCTTCTGCTGTATCTCCATTTCGGTTTCTACGTCACGAGCGTTATATACTTTGAAGCGTTCCCATTTTTCGGGAGCATCGGCGGGACGATTACGAGTACGACCACCGTTGGCCTTTGTGGGCTGACACGGTACACAGAAATACTTTATAAGGTCTTTGCCCTCGGTCAGCTTTTGCTTGTCGAGGTTGAGAACAGTTCCGCATCCCTGCAAGGAAAGCGGTAACCCCATATAAGCTGACCATATCATCGTGCAATGCCAAGAAGAGGGGTCAAGGTATATTCCCGTTTCATAGCCGAGCATACGGGAAAGACAAATACGCTCAAAGTTTGCATTGAAAGCGTATTTTATAATGTTTTCATCTTCGAGAGCCGACAGTATATCGGGAGGTATCTTTTCACCCATCGCCAGGTCGACTACGGATACAGCACCGCCGTCAACGGAATAGCCGAAGAGCATAACCTCAAAGTCCGGTGATTCCGTATAGCGATAGACCCCGCTTTTGGCGAGGTCAACGCTACTGAAGGTCTCGATATCAATGCTTATTGTTTTCATATCTTCGGTTACCTTTCTGACGGAGTGGTGGCAGAGTGGTCCCCGCCACCACCGTGGCTGATTACTTAAAATCCCTCATACGCTTTTCGTGATACTCGATATCTCGAAGTTCACGTTCTTCGTTGCGCTTGGACTGTTTACGTTCCTCAATGATAGTGAAAATCATTGAAGCCATAGTAGTTCCGCAAAGAGCGGTGAAAACGAACATAAGAATGCAAGTGAAAATTGTACTTAACATAATGTCACGCTCCTTTCATTAAGCGAGAAAATCGTCATCGTCATCGGATGCGAAGTCGGATGCTGCGGATGCCTTGCCACCGAGAGGCTCACCGTCACGAATCTTCTGAAGATTGTTAAGACCGCAAGCGATACCTCTGTTGCCGTTAGAATTGAAGGCGTAGAAGTTGATGGAAGCTCTACCGTATACACCGCTGTATACTTCGGAATGAGCGAAGATTTCATTGTGGTCTGCATCGATAATACCGGGGGCGGTAGCAGAGTTTGCATTGACGAAGTATGCATTAGCGTATGCGGGGTCATCGGGTCTTTCGGTGTCACCGTCACGGAGAGGGTTCTTAATGGCGGTGAGAGGGGGAATGCTTCTTCCGTTGCCTTTGAGCTTGGATTCGCCTTCCTTGTAAGCAGCCTCGATGGCAGCTCTGATTTTTGCTACCGTTACGGTATCCGACTTGGGGATGATGAGGGAAACGGAATACTTGGGAGTGCCACCGTTGATTGCCTTAGGCTCCCATACATTTGCGTAAGACCAGCGAGTGTCTTTTCCGGTTATAACCTTACAGGGGTTCTTAATTTTTACATTGTTAGACATAGTTTTTTCTCCTTATTCTTCATAAAAATCTGCTTTTGCAGTAGTGATTGCCGGGCGTTTGTCGCTCTCCGGCACGAGCGTAGGTTTGCCCTGGGGGCGATGAATGAGGCTTCCGAGAAGTTCCTCAAATTTGGCTTTGCCGAGACGTTTCTGCATTTCAGTAAGTCCGAGCAGTTTCTTTTCGTATGGGTCGTATCCTGCCTCCGTAACTGCTGTTGCAACGGCATCGTCGTTTACATATTTACGGACGGAGCGACCTTCAACGAGTTTCCAACCCTTCCACTCCTTGCCACTCATCGCAGCTTGGAAAGCAAACTCCTTGACATCGTTTGCCCAGGATACCAGGTTGTCGACCTTTGAAAGGACATCTTCAATCTCCTCATCGGTAAGGAGGGGCGGGTCCATAAAGTCATATTTTGCAAGTTCCATATTGGCTTCAGCACGTTTTCTGCAATCGGTCTTTGCCTTGCAGAACTGACACCATTCTCCACAGTTGTACTGTCCCTCTCCCTTATAGGCGAGTTCAGCGATGGGCTTAAGGACTTCTTCAGCCCAAGCGTAAAGGTCAGCCTTTGAGAGGGAGTAAGTACTGACATTGCCACGGCGGGGTTGGAAGATTGTCATACTGACGGTTTCAATATCGTAGATACCGTCGAAGATCTCCAAGGCACCGAGGGCGTATAACTTCATCTGCGGGTTATTGTCTGCCTCTACAAGAATACCGCGACCGTGTTTGTAATCAATGATGTGAAGTTCACCGTCTGCGATTACAATGCAGTCACCGGTGCCGAACCCCTCTCGCACAAATTTGCTGTAATCGAGATGCTGTTCGATAAGTACCACCGGGTCAGAACAAGTTCGACGAGCCTTTTCCACGATTTCGGAAACGAAAGATGCATAGCTGACAGCACAATCTTCCATTTCTTCGTTGTACCAGGTGAGGTTCTCGATAGGGTTCTCGGAGGGAATTCCGAGAGCTTCTTGTAAACGGAACTCGCACAAGGTGTGTGCGTCAGTTCCTTCGGCTGCGAAATCACTTCCTTTATCGTCGTAGTTTTCGCAGAGACGAGCCGACGGCGGACAGTTGAGCCATCGATGTGAGGAGGAGGCAGAAAGAAGAGCGTGACCTTTAGGTGGCATTTTTTAGTCCCTCCACATCTTCAAGCAAAGCTTGATAGTTCTCCGGGGCGATACCCGAAAGCCTGTCCGAACCATATTTTTTCAGAAGCTCACGGATTTGTTCGGTGAATCCATCTTTGGATTTGTTGGCAAGAACGGCACGTACCTCTTCAAGTGTAAGGGGTTTATGTTCCTCGACACTCCCATGTACAGTCGTTTCATTGCCGGTCAGAGTATTGTAGATTTCCTCCGCAAGTTCTGCGGCTCGGCGGTTTACTTCCCGATATTCATCGAGAAGCAGAGAGAGTTCCGACATCTTTCCCATCTGTTGTGTTTCCTCCTTTTTCATATTCTGCAAGACGTTGAAGGCTTCTTGCCAGCCTCTTGGACACTACCGAGATAGCGAAGAGAATACCGATGAGTTCTTCGTCACGCTCGATGGTGTTCGTTCTGTTGGGACCGTCCATAGCGTGTCCTCCTTTGGGGTGGATTTGGTCGGCTTTTTGTGCCTTCCACCCCCTGGTTGGACATTTCGATGCTGTTTTTCCACCAAATGCGAAAAATTTTTAAGAATTTTTTTCGAGGTACTGGCGTAGCTTGTCTTTGAGCCTATCGAAACGTTTATAAAAGGTGGACGTACCGATGTTAAATATCTTTGATATATCGAGTCTTGATTTGCCCTCAAGCAAAAGCTCTCCGATCCTACGTCCGTCAGGGTCAATATCCTGTAAAGCATTGAGAAGCTCCTCAAGTGCGGTGTTCTGTGCCATTACTTCATCTATTAGGTAAGAAGGATCAGCGACGGTGTCACCCAGGGTTGTCTCTTCTAAATCGTCAACAACGACATCGAGCGAGATGCAATTGTCGAGATGATGACAACGGTTACAACCGACGCAATCACCGAGACAACGTTTCCAATCTTCACCTGTGCAAGTGCCGTGGCGTTTTGCGTGTTTCCACGTTCTCCAAATAGGCTGATAATATGTACGGTAGACTTCTTCGCTTACCTCAACGAACTGATAGTCACGGAAAAACTCAATGTACCCGGTGGGGGCGTTTTCGTTCTTTGGGAGAGGGATATAATATTTTTTGCTTTCGTTTGTCATTTTTTGGCTCCTTTGATTTTCATTGATTTTTGAAAATCGCCAGAGTCGCCGTTATCGTCAGAACAAAAAAACGACGGCAAAGAGA